TTTTCTACTAGTTATTGTATATTATTTTCATAAACATATTTTGTTATATCACTATACTTTAAATTTTCACAATTATCATCAGATTTCATATTTTAATTAAACTTATTTATTTAAAAGAAAAAAATCATTTTTAATTGATTTTTTTCTTTTAAATAATAATTATTTTATTTAATTATTTAAAATGTCAAGAAAAAAAGTTTCTATAAATGAATATAATAATATTGTTGTCGCTTCTTCTGAAGTTGAAACTAAATCTATTTTAAAAACATCTCTAGCTAATGGAAATTCTTCAATTTCATCAAACTTAGAATTAATTGTATCTCAAGTAAAAAATCTTGAAAAACAACTTGAAACATTAACTTTAAATACAAAAAATAAATCAAATACTGTGTCTGATTCGGGTAATTCTCTTCTTAAAGCATATTTTAAAAAATGGTTAAAAGAAAAATATATTTATAGAAATGAGTTAACTCCATCAACAACTATTTATGAAAATAGTATAATTACAGAATTTAATAAAGAATTAGACGAATTAAAGGTGTCAGAAAAAGTTAACGATGAAGAAGTCAAAGATTATATTTTACAAGTTTTTGATAAAACTCAAAGAATAAAATCTAAATCTAAAGATGATGATAAAAATTATTATTATAAAAATTTAGATCTTCGTTAAATACTTACTTATTTACTTATTTTATTTTAATTAAAATAAAATAAGCATTTTTTAATTTATCGGTTCATTTAAGGCAAAAAACTAATTTACACTGCGTGATGGTCATATTTTTATATATTATAGAGAAAAGAAAAAGTTTCATCCAACAGTGTAATTTATAAAATAAATAATCGGTTTATTATATAGTATGAACAACTTCCTTTGTCTATTTTTTTTGAAATTTTTATTCCTAAAGTTGATTCGAGTTTTCCGATTAATGATCGGTGACGTATTTAGACAATGCTTTTTTTCATTAGGATTTAATTCTTCTTTCCATTCCATTTTTTATTTTTATCGTTTATTTAGAGACAATAAAAATATTTAATTCAACAAAATTAAATATTTTTTAATTTATCAGCTAGTTCAAGGTTAATTATCAAATTAGTCTCTGTGATGGTCATATTTTTATATATTATAAAGAAAAGAAAAAGTTTTATCACAGAGACTAAATTATAAAATAAATAATCGGTTTATTATATAGTCAGAACAACTTCCTTTGGCTATAGTTTTTGATATTCTTATTCCTAAAGTTGATTCTAGTTTTTGATTGACGTAATTAGATAATGCATTTTTTTATTTTTTTATTTTTACAGGCTCGATTAAGGTTAAAATTATAGAGGTCTACCGTGATGGTATTATTTTTATATATTATAAAGAAAAGAAAAAGTTTCATCACGGTAGACCTTTTATAAAATAAAACATTTATGGATATTATAGCTCTTACTTCCTTTAGATGTAGGAGTGATTCTTATTCCTAAAACTGACTCGAGTTTTTGATTGACGTATTTAGATAATGCATTTTTTTCATTATGATTTAATTCATCGTCCCACTCCATAATCTTACAATCAAATATACTTCTTATAACTTTTTCATTTTCTTTACAATAATTATGGATATCTTTATAATCTAATTTTATTTTAGTCAAATCTTCTAAACTTTTAAATCCTACCTGTTTTAAAAAATTTAAACATATTATTGTTTTTCTCCAAATAGTTTTATAATGAATTGAGTAATGAACAGTTTTGTTAATATTTTTCTTTTTAATAATTTTTCTTTTTCTTTTTTCATTACGTTTTTTTAACGTCATTGTATCGTCATCAGAATCTTCTTTACTGCTTGTTAAACTTTCTTCATCTGAAGTTATTATTCCTTCGTCTTTTAATTTTTTAGTTTTTTCGTAGTTTTGTTCTAAATGATAATAATAATCTTCATTATGATACTTGTTCATTAATTCAATCGCATCTTCTAAATTAAGATGTTTAATTAGTTTATATATTTTATAACTATTGATATAATTAATATTATTTTTAGTCCAATCTAAATCAAGAGGTTGTGAATGGTCTTTATCAAAAGCATCACATAATCGAAATCTTTTAATAGAATTTAAATCTTCATCAGATAATTCTTTTTTAGAATCTATGAGAGAAATATCGTCTAATATTTTAGCATTAACAATTTTCTTAGCATCTTCAACTTTAATTTCTTCATGAGTATTTTTATTTAAAATATTAAATTCTTGAATAAGTTTCTGGTTTAATTTAATATTACTAAAAGAAATATTAATACCATGATTTTTAAGAATGCGAATAAAATAAGAAGTGCTGTATTTAAGACTTATATTTCTTTTTTTAATATAAAATCTAAATAATTTAAAATAAATAGTATTAGCAACTTTCATTTGATAATTATCAATTTTTAATCCATCAGTTTTAAAATCTTTGTGTCCTTCATTAATTTTGTTATTAATAAAATCAGTGATAGATTTATCGTCAGTTGGAAAAGAGTTTGTTTTAGAATCTTGTTGACAATAAATAAACATATCATTATCAATAAGTTTTCTAACTCTTAATAACATTTGAGTTTTACCTTCAGAAGAATTTCCAAATTTAGGAAAATAAGCACAAAGAGAATGAAAATGTTCTTTTTCAAAAGAGACTCCTGCAGTGACACTAGGAGAATAAATAAGAACATTATAATCAGACCATTCATTAACAGGAATATTTTTATTGTTATTATTTTTTGAATCAATTCTAAGAGTTTTTAAAGAAGGGAATTTTTCATTAATTTGTTTTTCAATCATCTCACCAAAAATTTGACTAGATGTAGGAATGACGATATTTTTGTTTAGTTCTAAAAGATTAAAAATTTTATCAGATAATTCATGTTTGTTAGAAGTTATTTGACAGTTAATATGAGAAAGAGAGTTATAAGTATTATTAATTTTAATAATAGAATTTTTTCTTTTATAGAAAAATAAATCTAAAGTTTCGTCTTTAAGATTAGCATCCGCAACAATAATTTTATTAGTTTTTTTAATGTAACTATTTAAAGAGGAATAACACTCAACTGTTTTATTTAACTTTTTACTTCCACAAAGATGTTCATGTGTAGTCTCTATTTCGTCTAATATAAGAAGATCACATGGACCCATTAAACGATGAATAGAGTCAAGTTGAATAATAATTCTGTTATGTTTAATAAGATTAATTTTATAATCTTTAATATCAGAATAGAGTTCAAAACCGTGATGTTTCCAATTATTTAAAATAGCTTTGCAAAGAGTAATACGAGAGTAAACAACAATAATATTTTTATATTGATTAAAAATAGTAGGAATAGTAAAAGTTTTACCACTATTCATATTAGATCTAATAGCAATAATGTCGTAAAGATTGATGTAATGAGAGTAAAAAGATTCAGGAATATATTTTTTATTAATTTCAAGATCATGAGAGAAAGGAAAGTCAGAATCCTCTTTTTTATATTTATTAATAAACTTAATATAATTAATAGGATTATCATTTTTAGCAAAGAAATGAATAGTTCCAAGAGTAACTAAATTATTATTTTCATTAGAAGTATTCCATAATTTTAAACAATAATCTTCATTGAATTTAGGAGAGAGTTTAGACCAATTTTTAAAAATATCAAAATCATAATTAGAATTTTTAAGAGCGAAACATACGGTAATCCAATCGTTGTAATCATTAACACGATTAAAGTTTAAAAGACTAAGAAGTTCTTGAATATATTTAATTCCTTTATTTTTAGTTACAGTAGTTTCATTTGAATCAATAAAATTATTTAATGGTTTAAGAGTTGTTATTTTATTTTTATTAAAAGGAAGATCAGATTCAAAAAATAATTTATGTTTTAATTGAGGATCATTACAAGCGTTAGTTATAAAAGATTGTTTTATAGACGGAGAATAGTCGTTAATTTCATTCCAGAATTTAAGAGGACGATTTTGACCAATTTTAGAAGAATTAATAATTCTAATATTTCTATTAGCAGAACTGACAGACCAATCAATAGAGAAATCTGAAGAATTATTTTTTTCAACAAAATCTTTAAAAAGATTATAATAGTTTCTAAAAACAATATTTTCTCCAAAGATACAATTAGTGTTAATAATATGGAGAGATAATTTTAATTTTTGGTTATTACGATGTAAATTAGACGCAGATAAAATAATCCAATTAGGTTTATAGAGAAGATTAGGCATAGGGATAAAATTTTCAGTGTCAGAGAATTTTTTAAGAGGAAAACAAGATTTTAAGAATTCATTTCTGATATTTTCAAACCATAAAAAATAAGATAAGTTAGAATATTTTTCTTCGTCATAATCTTGAGGAAGATCAAAGTCAAGATCGTAATATTCATAATGATAAGAATCCTTTTTAATAAGTTCGTAAAAATTTTTGTCAGAATCATCGAGTGAGTTATAATAGACGAGAAATTCGTCTAAATTTTTAGTTGAACCGTAAATTTTAGAAGCATTATCGAGAGTTTTGTCGACAGAGAAATAGAATGAATGATTATTTTCTTGAGCATGTTTAAACATCTCAGTTTGAGTATAGAAACCTTGAGGACAATTTATTTTAATTGGGTTTGACATTTTGTTTGATAGTGTTTAACATAATTAAATTAAAATAAATTAAAAAATATTTTTTTAAAAATAATGGTTAAAGGATTAAAATTAATTTTCTTCTTCAATTTTTTTCATATTGATAATATCAGATATTTGGTCGACATAATCTGACGGTATTAATTTTTCATCATAAAGTTTTTTAAGTATTTTAAATCCTTCATAATATTTTTTTCTATTTTTTGTTGAAATAATTTTATGTTCTTCTTTATTTTCTTGATAATGTTTTTTATGATACTGTTTAAGATATTCTTCTCTTGATATATCAGATTTTTTTGGACGACCTTTTTTAGGTTTATCTATAAATAAGATTTGAGTATTTTCGTTACTATCAAGCTCCGAAGAAGTTGAAAACTTTGTTTTCAACTCGTTATTATTAATTTCTTGATTTGACATTTATATAATATATATAAACATAATATTTAATAAAAAATAAATATTTCTTTAAATATTTATTTAATTTATTCATGATAGTTTATCTAAATAGTGTTTTACATCGATGAAATAAATAGAATAATAAAATATAATTTAAATTTATCAATCTTTTTAAAATAAGATGAAAGATAAATTTAAATTACTTTATATGGATATTGCTGATCGTGTTTCACAATGCAGTTCAGCTAATCGTTTAAAAGTCGGTTGTATATGTGTTCAAAATAATAGAATTATTTCTATCGGTTACAATGGAACTCCTTCTGGATGGAATAACTGTTGCGAGGATGAAAACAATAATACTAAAGAAGAAGTTATTCACGCAGAACAAAATATGCTTGCAAAGTTATGTAGATCAACAGATAGTTCAGAAGGAAGTAGTGTATTTATAACACATTCACCATGTTTAAATTGTTCAAAGATAATTTATCAAGCAGGAATTAAAGAAGTATATTATAGAAATGAATATAGAATAAAAGATGGATTAATCTTTTTAGAAAAATGTGGAATAAGAATAGAAAAAATTAATTAATTATTTAAAGTTAAAATTTAATTTGATTAATTTTAATTATTATGTCAAATAGTTTTTTGAAAAAAAAATATATTCAAGATCTTATTTTAAAAGATTGCGACGATTGTACAATCGACTCTCCTTCGAATCTTACGATCGACGCCCCTTCGGGGTCGGAATCGCCTCCGGCTCCGAGCGACTTCGTCGCGAGAACAACGATCTTAGCCCCTTCGGGGTCGGAAACTTTGTTTCCGAAT